TGATGACATCTACACAGGTGAAAACATCACTGCTCAAAACAAAGAAGAAGCAGAACTAAAAGCTATGATCTTATTTGGCTTCTTGCTTTCTGATGATGCAGAAATAATTACCTTTGAGGAGAACAAGATACACTAATGAAAGACTCAAGATTAAAAAGAGCAGGTGTATCTGGTTTCAATAAACCTAAACGTACACCAGGTCATAAAACAAAATCCCATGTAGTTGTTGCTAAAGAAGGCGATAAAATTAAAACTATTCGCTTTGGTCAGCAAGGCAAAACAGGCGATAAAACTATGACGAAAAGAGCTAAATCATTCAAAGCTCGTCATGGTAAAAATATTGCTAAAGGTAAAATGTCAGCAGCTTACTGGGCTAACAAAGTAAAATGGTAGGAGTATATTATGGCTAAGAGTCCAAAACCAAAAAACCCAGCGTTATACGCTAGAGTAAAAGCGGCAGCAAAAAGAAAATTTAAAGTTTACCCAAGTGCCTATGCAAATGCTTGGCTAGTGCGTGAATACAAAAAGCGTGGTGGTAAATATTAATGTCTTTAAAGAAATGGTTTGAAGAAAACTGGGTTGATATTGGTTCACCAAAAAAGAAAGGTAAGTATCAGTCTTGTGGCAGAAAGAAAGCTAAAGGATCTAAAAGAAAATATCCTAAGTGTGTACCTGCATCAAAGGCTGCCAGTATGACAGCAGCACAAAAAAGAAGTGCTGTTAAAAGAAAGAGGGCAAAACCTCAAGGCGTGGGTGGTAAACCAACCAACGTTAAGACTATAATAAAGAAAAGGAGTAAATGATGTACGGTTACGGAAAAAAGAAAAAGAAAAAGAAAGGAAAATAAAATGCCATATAGCAAATATTCAACTAAGCAGAAAAAACTAGCTGCTGTAGCTAAACCTCGTAAGAAAATTACAGGTGCAGATTTTAAAAAACTAAAAAAGAAGAAAAAGAAATGATTAAAAAGAAAAAAGCAACAATAAAAGGTGTTGATGTTTCTGCTCTTAATCAAAGACAGCAAACAGCGATGAAAAATCATTCTAAACACCACACAAAAAAACATATCGTGAGCATGGTTTCTGATATGAAAAAAGGTGCTACTTTTGGACAATCGCACAAAAAAGCGATGAAAAAAGTCGGCAAATAGTAAGTCAAGTGATCGAAAAATTAATAGACCCTGTAACAACGATCTTAGATAAGTTCGTTGCTGATAAAGATTTAAAACAAAAACTAGAACATGAACTTAAGACAGAACTCCACAAAGCTAATATGGCTCAGATTGAAGTTAATAAAATTGAAGCTGGCCATCGTAGTATATTCGTTGCAGGGTGGCGACCTTTTCTTGGATGGTGTCTATCGTTCGCTATGGCATACCACTTCATTCTTCAACCGATCGCCATTTTTGCAATATCTATTGCAGGCTTATCATACGATTTACCAGAGTTTGATATGAGTTCTTTAATGACTGTCTTGCTTGGTATGCTCGGATTAGGAGGTATGCGTACTTATGAAAAATCTAAGGGCCTTACCAAATGAGCAGGCTGGGAAAAGTTAATGATAAATCTTTTTTAAATATATCCCTTGCTTATCTAGCTCAAATCATAGCTCTTATCTCTGTTGTTGTTTGGGGTTATGCAAACATTAACGAAAGAATAGATTACAACCTACAAGAAACAAAAAAAATTAGAGGAAACCAAAATAACTATTTGTTTCCAGATATTAGAACCCTAGAACAACAAGTAATACAATTAGAAAAAGAAGTTTTAATCTTAAAAACCGAAATAGAATTTTATAAAAAAGAAATAGAAAAAGAGGAGCTTAATTTAAAATGTCTTGGCTAAACTTTAAAGAAGAAGAGTTTGCGTGTAAGCATACAGGCAAAAATAACATTTCACATGAATTAATAGATAAGTTACAATTATTGAGAAATAAAGTTGGATTCCCAATAATAATCAATTCTGGTTATCGTTCTGAGGAGCACCCGATAGAAGCTGCCAAAGAAAAACCAGGTATTCATGCAGAAGGATTAGCAGTCGATATAAAGGTAGGTGGAGCAGAAGCCTACGAAGTTGTCGGCCATGCTCTTGAATGTGGTTTTAGTGGCATAGGCGTTAGTCAGAAAGGAGGTTATGGTTCACGCTTTATACATTTGGACATAGCTAACAACAGTTATGACAGACCAAGACCTCATATTTGGAGTTATTGATGGATGATTTAAGCCCTGTTATTTTTTGGAACATTATTTTGACCTTGGTGTACGCACCATTGATTTATAGCATAAGACAAAACGCTAATGAATTAAAAAGAATTGATATATTGTTAAATAAAACCAGAGAAGAAATGGCTAAACACTATGTAACTAAAGATGATCTGGAAGAAGATTTAAAACGAATATTTGACTATCTAGGTAAGTTAGATGGTAAAATAGATAAACTGATACAAAGTTAATATGAATAATTTTTTAAACCAATTTGCATACAACCCTTTAATAAATTCAATGAAAGACATGAGCCAACTACAAGGTTTGTTTAGTCAGCCATCAAGTTACGTTATGCCAAGTTCAGATCCTAACTATACTTCTGGTTTTGATTATGCAAAGTCTATAGCTGGTGGACAAAACATTGCTAACATGATTGCACCTGGTATTAGTTATTCACAAGCACAACCAATGGGCTTTTCAATGTTTGGGCCAGTCTTACCACCTAAAGAAGAACCTCCAGTTCAACCACCAATGCCAATGCCAGTACCTAATCCTGGTATGCCAAACCCAATAGATTTTCTTAGCGGAGGAATGGGCGGTGGTGGCATGATTGATTTCGATTATGAAAGATTTAATCAACTTCGTTAATGTCAGATAAACAAACACAACTACAACAAGGTCACGAAGCAGAAACTATTTTAAATAGTGAAGTGTTCAAACTAGCGTTTGAAAATCTAAAATCTGAATACCTAAATATGTGGCAAGACTCTAAAGAATTAGATTCAAATTTAAGAGAAAAATTATACTTAGCGATTAAAAACTTAACTACTGTTGAGAAACATCTTCGCATATTAGTAGAAAAGGGTAAGATTACAAAAAGTCAGTTAGAAAAAATAAAGTAATTTTATTTTTATTTCATCTTAAATTCTTTAAAATACATATAACTATTAACTTTATAGGATTAAACTATGAGTGAACCCAGCAACGTAGAATCGACTGGATTTAAAACCGAATTACAGAAAACGGCTGATCAGTTTGAAAATCTTATGACTCCCACTGAAGAAGTAGAGGAGCAACAAGAAGAGCAAGTTGAAGAAGTCGAAGAAGAAGCTGTAGAAGATGTTGTCGAAGATGATTATGACATTGACGAAGATATTGAAGAAACAGAAGAAGAAGTAGAATTAGACGAACAAGAATCGTTTGAGGAAGAAGAACAACCAAACGTTTACTCCGTTAAAATAGACGGACAAGAACAAGAGGTCACGTTACAAGAACTCCAACAAGGTTATTCACGTCAACAAGACTACACTCGTAAGACTCAAGAATTGTCGCAACAAAGAAAAGACTTTGAAGCACAACAAGCAGAGTTAGCGAAAAAGGATGCGATTTACAAAGAATTGCTACCTAGGATGGAACAGACATTAGAAGGTGAACTTGCTAATGAACCAGACTGGAAGTCTCTCTATGAATCAGATCCCATTGCTTATGTAAGGGAAAAAGATGTATGGAACGAGAAGAAAGAAAAGTTCAAAGCTGTGCAAGCTGAACAACAAAGACTTCAGCAAGAACAACTGACAGGCCAACAGGCAGAAATACAAAAAGCCGTTGAACTTGGTAATCAGAAACTTCTTGAAGCTGTACCTGAATGGAAAGATGCAGACGTTGCTCTTAAAGAGAAACAAAGTATCGCAAAGTACGCCATGGATGTACTTGGTTATTCGCAAGATGAAATCAATCAAGTCTATGACTACAGAGCTTTACTTGGTTTAAGAGGAGCATGGCTACATCACCAAACAGGCAAAGCTATTAAAAAGAAGCCAGTTGAGAAAGCTCCAGCAAGAGTAGGTAAACCAGGCAGTGCTAACAAACCTAGAACAGCAACTCCTTTGAAAAAAGCAAAACAGAGATTAGCTAAGTCAGGCAAATTGCGTGATGCAGCAAAAGTCTTTGAAAATTTAATAGATTAACTTTAACTTTTAGGAGTAAATAAAATGGCAAAAGTAACTAACGCTTTCGATACATATTCAGCACAAGCTGACAGAGAAGCATTATCCAATGTGATATATAACATCTCTCCACAGCAAACACCGTTTATGTCATCAATAGGCAAAAATAACGTAAAAAATGTAGTATTCGATTGGCAAACAGAATCACTTCCAACAGCAAGTGGTGCAGGTCAATTAGAAGGTTTTGAGCTTTCAAGAAGTGCAGCAACTGCAACAACAAGAGTCTCAAACGTATGTCAAATTTCATCAAGAGATGCAACAGTATCAGGTTCACAAGAATCTTCTGATCCAGCAGGCAAGAAGTCTGAAATGGCTCACCAACTTTCTATAATGTCAAAAGCATTAAAGAGAGACATGGAAGTAGCTCTTTGTCAGAATGGTTCTAAAACAACTGGTAATGCTTCAACAGCAAGAGTTACTGGTGGTTTTGAATCTTGGATGGAATCTAATGTTTCAAGAGGAACAGGTGGTGCTAGTAATGCTGCTGGTGCTGCTCCAACAGATGCAAGTAATGCTAATAAAAGAGCATTAACAGAAACTCTACTTAAGAGTGTTCTACAATCTTGTTTTTCAAATGGTGGTGAACCATCAATAGCAATCTGTGGTCCAGTTAACAAACAAGTTATTTCTGGTTTTACAGGTAGATCACAAGCAAGACAATTTGTTGATGTCAACACTGTAGAAGCATCTGTTTCTATCTACTCTTCTGATTTTGGCGATCTAAAAATCGTACCATCAAATCTAAGTAGAGAAAGATCATTACTATTAGTTGATCCAGAATATGCAAAAGTATCTTTCCTAAGAGACTTTAATGTTCAGGACATTGCTAAAATTGGTGATGCTGAAACTAAAATGATTGTCGCTGAGTACGGACTAGAAATGAGCAACGAAGCTGCTCATGGTGTAGTCGCTGACTTAACAGGATAGTTTTAATTAGGGAGAGCTTCGGCTCTCCCACTTTCTTTATGTCCACTAAAAAAACTACAATCGTAGATAGTAAAAAAGATTTTAAATCTGCTGTTGTTACTCAAGAACTAGACAACAATAGTGATACGGCTTATCACGTTCACACTCAACAAAACATTCAACCAGTCTTAGAGCACGTTAAAATGCTCAGTCACAACAAACCTGGTAAAGATTTACGTCATGTCGCAGAAGTGCCAATAATAATTTATAATAAAGCTGTAAGAGAAGGTTGGGTGAATGACCGAGCAGCATGGAAGAAATGGCTAAACGACCCAGACAACAAACTATTTAGAACATGGAAAGGTAAGGTATGAACTACTCTGAACTAAAAACAAACATAGCAAACTACTTAAATAGGTCAGACCTAACAGGTCAGATGGATATGTTTATTGATAGTGTGGAGGGTGAACTAAATAGAAGAATAAGAACAAAAGAAATGATTAAAAGAGCTACTGCTACAGCAGATGCTCAATACTTATCATTACCAACCGATTGGTTAGAAGGTATTAATGTTGAAATAGCATCAAATAACTTTAGCCCTTTGTTTCAACAATCAGTTGAAAGTTTAGATGTTTATAGAAAATCAATTAACAATTCGACAGGGCAACCAGTGTATTATGCGTTTGTTGATTCAACAATCGAACTTGCCCCTACACCTGACAGCAGTTATACGTTACAATTAACCTACTACGCAAAAGTTGATGCTTTAAGCGATACCAATACAAGTAATTTTGTTTTGGCTAACCATCAAGATGTTTACTTGTATGGAGCATTAAAGCACGCATCTATCTATTTAATGGAAGATGACAGAGTAGCAATGTTTTCTGCTCTATTTGAAAAGGCCCTAGAGGAAATCAAAATGGAACAAGAGAAAGCTGAATTTGGCAAAGGATCTTTAATGCAAAGAAGAAAGACCTACGGCAAATCAAAAAGAAATGTTTACCACATGAAGTAAGGAATAAATTATGGCAGGATTTTCAGATTATTTAGAAGATAAAGTTTTAAAACACGTTTTTGGTGGCAGTGCTTATACTGCTCCTGGAACATTATATGTAGCACTTTATACAGTTGCTCCTACCGATACAGGTGGCGGTACTGAAGTATCAGGGGGTGGTTACACCAGAAAAACTGCTGCTTTTACTGTGTCAGGTACAAACCCAACACAAGCAAGTAATACAGCAGCAATAGAATATCCAACTGCAACAGCCAACTATGGCACAGTTGTAGCTGTTGGTATTTTTGATGCTTCTTCCAGTGGCAACTTAATGGCTTATGCAAATTTAACTTCATCTAAAGTTGTTAGCACAGGGGATGTATTCAGATTCAATGCTGGTGACTTAGATATAACCTTGGCATAACGCATGGCCAGCATAGGCTACAATAAGGGCTTTTACGGCAGGTCCAAATGGAATGAGCTTGCTATACAGGCAACTTCAACTATTGCAGCCACAACTTCTGGAGCTGGCACACTCACACAAATACACGTTGAAACAGCAGTCATCGCTGCTACTTCTGGTTTTAGTGCAGAAGGTACACAGATTGATAAAGCGACAGCAACCATACAAGCTGTTTCAGGTTTCAATGCTCAAGGCACACAAATAGATCGTGCTCAAGCAACCATAGCCGCAAACTCAGACTTTATAAGTGTTGGTTTCATCACAGCCAAAGGGGAAGCGGTTGTAGCACAAAGTTCAGGCTTTGCTGCAAGTGGTGGTATAATATTCTCAGCAGCTTCAACCATTGCTGAAACAAGTTCACTTATAGCGATAGGTGGGCTAAAATGGGAAGATATTGTAGTTCCATCGGACACTTGGACAGATCAAAATGTTGCCGCAGCAACTTGGACCGATCAAACAAACCCATCAACTACTTGGACAGAATTAGATAAACAAAAGGCAGCATAGATGGCAGATACATTTACAACAAACTTAAACCTAACTAAACCAGAACCAGGTGCATCCGAAGATACCTGGGGTATTAAACTTAACGCAGACCTAGACACCATTGATGCCATCTTTGGTTCAGGTGGCACATCTGTTTCGCTTGGTAATGTTTCTGTCGATCAGTTGGATCTAGGCGACAACGAAAAGATTAGACTAGGTGCTAGTCAAGATTTACAAATCTATCACAATGGTAATGCTAGCTTTATACAAGATTCTGGCACAGGAAACCTATCTTTAAGAACTAATGGTGCTGAAATTAATTTCTTTGACACAGCTAATAGCCAAACAATGCTTACTGCTCGTACTGGCGGTGCAATAAATCTAAAACACGCAGGTTCACAAAAACTAGCCACAACCTCAACAGGTATAGATGTTACTGGTACAGCAGTTGTTGATGCTTTAACTGTTCAAACTGCACAAGGCAATATATCTATAGATAATTCGTCATCTACTTTGAATTTTGCAAGGGCAGGTGCAAATTATATTAGAGCAACTAATTCATTAGGACACTTTAATTTTATAACTGGTGCTAATAATTTTACAAACAAAAGATTGCAAATAGCATCCAACGGAGACATATCTTTCTACGATGACACAGGCAGCTCACAAGCTCTATTTTGGGATGCAAGTGCAAGTAGATTAGGTATCGGAACTACTTCGCCTTCTTCTGCACTTCACGTTAGAGATACAAATAATGCAGAAATCACAATACAAGATGCAGTTTCTTCTGCTACCGCTAGGATTGGAGTTTATGGTGCTGGTGGTAATTTAACCTACGATACAAATGCTAGTGGTCAACATATTTTTACCACAAACAATCGTGCTACTGAATTTATGCGTATCAACTCTTCAGGCAACCTTGGTATAGGAACGAATTCGCCAAGTGAAAAGTTACATGTAGATGGTGGTGATTCAAGTTACACATCATTTAAGGTACAGGGCAATGGTAACTATGCTTTATATTCTTACAATGATGGTGGTGGGGTTGGTATTAAAGATAGTTCTGGTACTAATATCGGCAACTTATTTTATATACACAGTGCTGGTAATAATGCCAGAATATATACAAATGGCTCTGAGAAAGTCAGAATCGCTTCAACAGGCAACGTTGGCATAGGCACGACCTCTCCAACAGGACTCTTGACTGTTGATGGTGGTACAGGTGCTTCTACATCAGGCGGAACATTAATAGTAAAACAAAAAGGCGATACAAATGCTGATGGTATTGCTCTTACTAGCAGTGATTCTGTTTCTCATAGAATATGGAAAGACTCCAATGGTAAATTAAATATAGGCTCATCTTCTTACCCAAGTTCTTTTGTCCAAGACTTTACAGGCAACCTTGGCATAGGAACTACTTCACCAAGTCGTAAATTGCACATTAATGGTGGCACAGCAAACTTTGTTGCTAAATTTGAATCAACTGATGGTATAGGTGGTATTTTAGTTGCCGATAACTCTACAACTGTTGACTTAGCTGTAGCAGCAGAAGGTAATAATTTATCTTTCTATAACAACTCTGAACGCATGAGAATAGACAGTTCAGGCAAAGTAGGTATTGGAACGACCTCTCCAGCTTTTAAGTTGCAAATCAATGGAACAGATAGTTCCTTACTGCAACTAAAAAATACCAACGGAAGTAGTGGACAAGTTCGTTTACAATTTAATAGAGACAGTGCAACTAGATGGAACTTAGGAGCAAATTTAACTAATGACTTTACTTTCTTTGACCAACAGAATTCGACAGTTCCTTTTACAGTAAAACAAGGAGCAACTTCTCACACATTAGTTGTTAGTAACAATTCAAACGTAGGCATAGGAACTGCCTCGCCTAGTGAGAAGTTACATATTAACGACAGTACAGCCAGAATAAGATTACAAGATTCAGATGGTACTAATCAATTTTTAATACTACAACAAGACGCTACAAATTCTGTTATAAGGTCAAGAAATGGTTCATCTAATGGTGGTATTTTATTTCAAGGTAATAATGGCACAGCCAATACAACGTATGGTTTTTTCAATTCTTCAGGCAACCTTGGCATAGGAACTACTACGCCAAGTTCTAAGTTACATGTTAATGGTTCAGCTAATATATCTGGCACAACTTACATAAATGATTCCATACATCTAAATTTAACAGATGGCAATGTTGCTAAAAAATTAGGTTCTATTGTTCCTGTCTCTGTAGGCGGTGATGATGATACTGGTGGTTTAGAATTACGCAGCCATTTCAACAATATAGCCTATAAAGGCTTAGATATGCTTAGTGGTGGAGCTACTAGATTATTTCATTCTGGTAATGAAAAACTAGCCACAACCTCATCAGGTATAGATGTTACTGGTGGCATTAATGCTACTGGCGATATAATTATATCTAATGCAGGACCTACACTTAGATTTATAGATACTGACAATAATCCTGACTGGTGGATTAAAAATGGTAACGGAAATTTAAGATTTATAGACATAACAAATACTGTTGATGTTTTAACATTAACTGCAAGTGGAGCTAATTTTACTGGCAACGTAGGCATAGGAGTTAGTTCTCCAAGTGCTAAGTTAGATGTTAATGGTACTGTTTCAAGTAACTCTGATATCAGGATTACTGGTACGAGTGGCAAATATCAAATCAACTCTCTTGATTTAATAGAATACAGCAATGGTTTCAGAATAGGTGCTGTTGCAGACGATGACGAAGCTCTAACACTTGTTGGTTTTGGTGGACAACCAAATATTGTTTTAGATGAGTCTGTTATACAGTTTAAATATTCTACTTCTGAAAAGATGCGACTGGATAGTTCAGGCAATTTCTTGGTTGGTACTACTGCTATTCCTACAGATGACAATAATGCCGGACGTTTTGGTGTAACATCTTTAGGTGAAGTAAGAGCTGCTGTAAACAATGGTAATGCTGCTATGTTTAAAAGAATGACTAGCGAAGGTGTTCTTTTAGAATTTAGAAAAGATGCTAATGTAGTTGGCTCAGTCTCAGTCACAGGTTCAGCCACAACTTACAACACTTCATCTGATGCCAGATTAAAAGACATCACAGGAGAAGCCAGAGGTTTAGAAGTTATCAAGGAACTCAACCCAGTTGCTTACGACTGGAAAGCAGATGGCAAGTCTGACGAAGGCTTGATAGCTCAAGAAGTTAAAGAGCTAGTACCTAACGCAGTGTCAGAAACCGAAGAAGGTTATTACCAAATGGATTACTCTAAGTTGGTCACACCATTAATTAAAGCTGTGCAAGAACTGACAGCTAAAGTTGAAAACTTAGAAGCACAATTAGCCAATAAATAAGCACAGATTAACTTAATTGGTGTATAATTTTTTTATTATGGCTATTTCTTATACATGGAACTGCAAACAACACGATGCTCACACTACACATGGTGGCAAAAGCAAAGTGATCTACAACGTGCATTGGCGCTTACAAGCAACTGATTCTGTCAAAGATAGTGAAGGCAACCCATATACTGCTGAAGTTTATGGCTCACAATCTTTAGATTGTTCTGACCTGTCATCTTTCACAGCTTATGATTCACTAGCTGAATCTAATTTACAAGCTTGGGTTGAAGCTGCTATGGGTGCTGACGAGGTGGCAAACCTTAAAACTAATTTAGATGCACAGATCGCTGAACTTAAAGCACCAACAAGCTTCAGTGGAGTTATTGGCGAATAAATAATTTGTTATGAACTTTGGATTGGCTGCCTTTGCTGAACTGCCAATGGCTACTGACGAGGGCAGAATCCAGTCACAACAAAATTTAATCAAACAAGCAGCCCTTACTACCCTTACTGGTTTATCTACCACTGGCAGCAATATCTATGCTTCTAGGGTACACAATCTCGAAACAATCAAACTGCCAGCTTTATTGCTTTATACAGTCGATGAAGAATCTGAGCCTATTGTAATGAACCCAGCACGCAGTGTTGAAAAGACCTTGACACTACATCTTGAGGGTTATGTCAAACAAAACACAAACTACGATGACAAAGTAGACGAGATTTCGAAAGAGGTAGAAGAAGCTCTTTTTAGCAATAGATTGTTAAATGGGTTGGTTTTAGATAGCTTTTTAACTAATACTGAAATAGAATATGAATCAGAAGGTGATAATCCGCTTGCTAGGGTTGTAATGGACTTTGAGGTTGTTTATCATCATAAAGAAGGAATTTTATAATTATGGCAACATACAAAGGTTCAGACGGAGTGGTCACTATAGGTGGCACAGCAGTTGGTGAAATTAGGTCTTTTTCTGTAGAAGAAGCAGCCGATACTATCGAAGATACAGCTATGGGTGATACATCCAGATCATATAAATCTTCATTGAAATCATTTACAGCGTCTATTGATGCTTTATTTGACAACGATGATGGTGGACAAGATGCACTTTTAATTGGTGCTGAAGTTGCTTGTATCTTTAGATCGCAGGGTACTGGTTCTACTAATATGGAAAGGTCTGGTACTGGTATTGTTACAAGTGTTAGTGTAAGTCAATCTTTTGATAGCTTAGTCGAAACAAGCTTTAGCTTGCAAGGCACTGGTGCATTATCAATAGCTGACCAATCTTAATACATGAAAGCAATAGAACGTGCTAAAGCGCATTTCAATTCGTTAGAAGTAAAGAAAATCGTTGTGCCTGAATGGGGTGATGACGATGCACCGCTTGAGATTTATGCCAAACCTTTAACCCTACAAGAAACTTCTAAACTTTATCGCATGGCACAAGAGGACGACATGGCTATGTTAGCTTATGTCTTAATCTACAAAGCCCTAGACAACAATGGCGATCAAATCTTTTCTTTAGAGGACAAACACACACTACTAAACAAAGTAGATCGTAACGTCCTTATCAAAGTCTCTAACGAAATCATGGCTGAGAAGCCAGCAGACGAAGTAAAAAAAAGTTAGCCAAAGATCACAATCTCTATAATCAGCTCGGATTAGCAGAGCTTTTAGGTAAATCTCTACACGAGATTCAGCAAATGTCCATAGAAGAATACCAATTATGGACAGCATACTTTAGAATAAAAGCAGAAAGACATAAAAATGGCTAACCAAAGTTACAAAATCCTCATATCGGCAAAAGATAAAGCTAGTGCATCTTTTAAGTCACTAAATAAAGTGGCAGGCAAGACAGGACAAATAGTTGGTGGTCTGACTAAAGGTGTAGCGACAGCTACAGTTGCTTTGACAGCAGCCTCAGTAGCAGTAGCAGCAGTAGCTAGAAGTTCTTTTGAGTTTGCAGATGCTATCGGCAAAGTGTCAACCAGAACAGGCATAGCGACAGATACAGTACAAGCCTTTCAGATAGCAGCAGTAGAATCAGGCTCATCCGTTGAGATAGCTAACAAATCACTAGAAAAATTTACCAGATCAGTCGGTGATGCACAAAGAGGTCTCAAAACCCAAGCAGACATATTCAAAGACTTGGGTGTTTCTATACAAGATGCTAATGGCAACACGAAAACTATGGATGTCTTGCTCAGAGAAGTTTCTGACGGCATGGCAGGACTTAAATCACAATCAGAAAAAGCCACAGTAGCAGCTAACTTGTTTGGTCGTGCTGGCATCCAAATTGTAGATATTTTGGACAATGGTGGTGCTGCCTTTGATGCTTATATAGATAAGGCTAAAGAATATGGTCTAGTTTTAAGTGAAGATGGTATAAGGCAATCAGAAAAATTTAACGA